TTTATAAAATACCACATATCATTGTTTTTGCAAACTTTGAACCACCTAGAGGGGCTTGGTCTCAAGATAGATATGATACCATTTTAATTAATGAATAATTAAAAAATGACATGGAAATTTACTCACATTAAAGCCGTTCATCTCACGCCTCAGGCTTTAAAGTGAAATTTCTTATGTAAAAATTTAATAAAATTTAAATAATTATTGTATAAAAATAATTATTTTCTTTTGAGGAACACATCCCCTCTAACAAGTGAGAGGGGGATGTGCCCCTCGTCATCAAAAAAAAAATAAAAAAGAAAAAATTGCGTTCACCTAATTAATTTTAATTAAGTGAATTTATGAAACTGAATAAGCAATGTTATCAGGAATTGGTTTTTGTGAACAAACACCTCCGTTTGTGAAAGAATCAGATAAATCTACTTGGGTCAGATAATTCAATGGAATTCCTGCATCATAATGAACTTCCCATCTTCGATTTTGTTGATAATCAACACCAGCAAGCATTGTACCTTGCTCATCAGCAGAAGTATCATGTCCAAGAATACCTTCAACTCTAATAACAAACTGTCGACAATAAAATTTAGTCTGATAAGTTTGTGTTTGTGAATCTGTTAAAGATGGATCATAAATAGATGGTTTCTTTTGTGTATGAATTAAACTTAATTCCTCACCAGGTTGAAGTACCTTTTTAACTGAAGATTCAATTTTCCATAAATCATTGAATTGAGGAGAATCAGTTAAATGCAACAACGGACTTGTTGAAGTAGGATTACCAACATCAGATAATCCATTTGTATAGGCTGTTATTGGACTAATTGAGGTTGTCTGTTTTGGTTTAACAACAAAAATAGTAACTTTACATGGAACTTGATAATTATTACGAACATTCATTTTCGCATAAATCTTGGTAAAATTAAAATTTTTATCATAAGTTCCTGTTGTACCATCAGCATTAACTAAAGTAGATGGAGATGATGGGTCATAATATCTTAATTGACTTAAAATAGTTTCATATGAACCTGCATCAGATGATGATACGCTCAAATATGAACATTGATTAGCTAAAGATAAAACTCTGCCAGTATCACGATATTTGGCAGTGTGAATTGCTATTTCACGTTCTTGCTCTTGTTTTAACTGTCTAACATCACGAGCAATTGCTTTTAACGTTTTACGTGGTTTAATACGGCGAATACGTCGTTTTTTAACAGGACCATTAGAATTTGCGTTAGATGAAATAGATGCTTTTGCTTTACCATTAGATTTCATCATAAACTTCTTTGTAGCATAGGCAGCAGTAGGAACACCTACAAAAGGGACAACATTACGTGCTAATGTTTTTACATATGGCATTACTGCTCCTGCTGCTCTTGAATATAAAGTACCTCGTCTATGATATGGATTTTGTAACATTATTTTAATAATGTCAAGAAAAAAAAGCGTTTTTATTTTTTTAAATCCAAATCTTTAAATAGCAATTATTAAAAAAAAAATGTAAAAAAAAGAAATTAAAAAAAAATTATATATTTCTGACAATAAATGTCTCAGAAATCTCAAATGTCTCAGATGTCTCACGGCGAAGGTAATACTAAACTTCGCTCGCGTAGACTGATCTTTGTATTAAACAATCCTGAAAAGGATGATTGTCTCATTATCTCAGAATTTTTAACATCTAAAGATGCTAAATTCATTATCGGTGATGAAGTTGGTGAACAAGGTACACCACATCTACAAGGTTATGTAGAATTCAAAAACCAAATACGTTTTGAGACACTCAAAAATTTTAACCCAAAAATTCATTGGGAAAAAGCATTTGGTAATAGAAAACAAAATATAGATTATTGTTCAAAACAAAAAATCTTAAAATGTACTTTTGATAAATCTAGAAAACAACAAATTTTAGAAGATGATTATAATAACGTTATCTGGAAACCTTGGCAAGAACAAGTATTAAATATTATAAAAAATAAACCAGATAAACGTAAAATTCATTGGTTTTGGGATGAATACGGAAATGTAGGTAAATCTTATCTTTTCAAATACATTGTATGCAAATATGATCCAATTATTTGTGATGGTAAAAAAGATAATGTTTTTAATCAAATTAAAATTTGGCTTGAATGTCATAAAGAAACTGAACATCCAGAAATCATTATTTTAGACATTCCTAAATCTGGAAGTGATTATGTTAATTACTCAGTAATTGAACAAGTAAAAAATGGTTGTATTTATAGTGGTAAATACGAAGGTGGTGTATGTGTTTATAAAATACCACATATCATTGTTTTTGCAAACTTTGAACCACCTAGAGGGGC